TCCCCGATGTGATAATCATGCGTCCCTGCCGAATCGATGAAAATATCCGCCGACATGCCGGCACTCTCGACATAGTGCCGGAACACCGCCTCCGCAGTTGGGGATCGACAAATATTTCCCATGCAAATAAACAGCACTTTTACCATTGGGATGCAGCTCCTATCTTATTGATTTAAATAAACGCGATACTTTTCTACACTTTTATAAACTTTTGTTTTATACTTCAAAGTGTATCCAATAACGTATCCGGTGTATCCATGGACGAGGCAGATATCAGAGTATTAAAACAACGCAACACCGACTACATGAAGGGGTGCGGCGACGGGCTTTGGTTGCGTGTTCGTACGTCTGGCCGGAAAACTTTTGTGGTGCGAAGGAAGCATGCCGGCAAAACCAAAATCATCACGCTTGGCGACTGGCCTACCATTTCCCTCAAGATTGCTAAATCCCTGGCGGCCACGGCAAAAACTCCATCTGATGCCACCGTCAACGACTTGCTACAACAATATCACGACACCGTTATCAGTGGCCACGCCAGGCCTAAGCAATTTTCAGCCTACAAAGAGCGTATCCGCGTGGCCATGGGAACAATCAGGGTTTCCGAGGTAAAAACGTCGCGCGTGGCGGAGTTGATCGCTGAAAGCCGGCCTAATCCTCGCAGCGCAGATAGTCTGCGATCTCACCTCAAGGCGATGTTCAACCTGGCGATCGAGCTTGGATGGCGCAGTGACAATCCTGCTGCAGTGATCGGCAAGCGGATCACCGGCTACAAATATGATCCCATAACCCGCGTCCTGACGAATGAGGAAATCAAACAATTATGGGCATGGGACCATAGCAATGCAGCGCTGTTGCGTTTCCTGCTATTGACTGGGCTCCGTATATCAGAGGCGCAGAGTGGACGCGCGGACGGAGCCTTCTGGCGTGTCGATAAAACCAAAAACGGCAAGCCGCATTGGGTTTATCTGACCGACGCTGCAAAAACGCAGACGTCTACACCGTTTGAGGTGTCGCCTACCGCCGTGCAGGCCTGGGTAAAACGCCGCAAAGTTGGGTGGACGCCGCACGATCTGCGCAGAACCTTTGCTACCCTGGCGATGAGTAACGGTGTTTTTCCGCACATTGTAGAAAAATGCCTGAACCATGCACTCGAAGGAATGTTGCGGGTGTATGCGCATTCAGAAATGACCGAAGAGCGAATAGCTGCAGCTAAAACGATTGAGCGAGTGGTATTGGGAATTACCGCGGATTCAAATGTGGCTCAAGAGTAATACCGAAGTCGGACGGATTCCGGCAAAAGCGGGGCTACCCGGTGAACCAACACCTGGGAGCCCCTAACCACAAAGCAACTACAAGGAGAAGCATCATGGCTACTAAAAATTTTACACCAAATGTCGAAGCAACCGCTAACGAACTGGCAATACAATTCCCGTGTAATGCTGAGCCGTTTGCATTTTGGTATTTTTTGGACGAAGAGGAAGAGAGTAGAAATCATTACTGGGCGGTAAATAATGAAGATGGCGAGGCCGTCTACGAGACCCGTTCATTTGAAGATGCAGTCAAATTATCTAGCGCACTGGCCTCCAAGCCAGAAAACCTCAAAGACGTGCAGGCCTCCCTGCAGCGGATGATGATCAACAGGGATGGTCGAACCAAAAGCTTGATTGATGCTGGAGATAAGCTGAACGAAGCGGCTTTCATGGCAAAATTTATTCAGTCAATCAGCCTGAACGCGCCGAATGAAGGTTCAATTGTATTGAATCCCGATCAGCTTACTGGCTTTTACTTTGCAATGAAAAACACGATAGACAGGATCAAAGAAGCCCAGGTATTGATTGTTGAGGCAAGGAAACTAGCAGAGGCTCTTCCAGCCTGATTGAGTGCATCACAGAGAGGAGGTGCGTATGAGTAGGTTTTACTCGGTAAATGAGGCTGCAAAAGAATTGTTTAAATTTGCTTCTGTAGAGGCCGGCGCCGATCCTGAAAAGGATCCTGACGCACAGGTTATCTCCGAGTTGAGAAAATGGTCACAGAAAATCATAAATGCCGTTTTGGTAGGTGAATTGATTGGCGTTTATGATTCATCGGCAATCGACCCGATTTCTCCTGGTGCAGTGGTCGCAGCAGTGCTATGTAAAGTCCGGGGGGATGATCTTAACACCTGGCTTGAGTCCATCCGTTGCGAATACAAGTTTGATGAAGATCCCGTAGCGCAACCTGTAGCCGAACAGGAGACCTTGAAAACGACTCCTATAAAAGATTTTGAAATAATCCGCAGGGAAGCGCAAATAGTCGGACTTAAACTGTACAAAGAAAGCAATCTGAACATAAAAGATGTGAGCAATAACAAGATATCAAAGGCTCTTGTTAGTCATTTGCAAAGTTTTGATATTAATAAAACAAGCACTTCAATTAGGAACGCACTTAACGCTAATAAAAACAAAAATATTGCTAAATGGGAATTTGTTAAACCTGCAGGCAAAAATAGCTAAAACTTGATTTGCACTACTTGCACGACTTGCACTATTTTTAAATAGTGCAACTAAAATAACGGAAAGCCAATAACGGCGCACCTTTCAGGGGTGCGCCGTTTTTTATTTTCCGCTTGCAAGTGCAAGTTTGTGCAACGAAGATAATCGCATCGGATTTAGCTTTTTGGAGACATCGTGAAACCACTAGTCAGGCCTCTTGCAGTGTCTATTGCGGGAGCTTCGGAGATTACAAGCCTATCGATCAGTGTACTCGACCTGGCGATCCGCAATGGCGTTCTGCCGGTCCGCCGATACGGTAATCGGACGCTGGTCCTTGTCTCCGAACTGGAGCGCTTCCTTGAATCACTTCCAGTAGGCCGTCCAGCTGCTCCATCACACCTCGAAGGCCTGCGATCCGGACGCCCGCGCAAGTCTCCTGCAGAAGGCGTAAAAACATGACACCTGAAATCGCACCTGTTGTTCCGCGAGCTTGTGCGAAAAAAGCGTTTTGCGGAATCACCATTCAACTTTACCAGGAGTATTACTTATGAAGTTATTTAGCTTTGCATCAAATTTGCCGAAGCGCATTTCGGCAATCGTCTCGAATCCGCGCCAGGTAGTTTCATCGAGGCCTTCAGAACAAAACCCGGTTAGCAGCTCCACCGATCTCGGTTCGCGTTTTGACCCGCACGCCTTTAATCGGTGCCACGTTTACGCGACCGGTGCGAAGCTCAAAGTACCTACCCGGCTTTCCGATATTTTCAACCCGATATATGACGGCGCGTTTACCGACGGCGAATCAATACCGGCGCCCTTGGCTTCGGGGAAGCCGCAAGCTCAGCAGCCAAATTCAAAAAATCCGCCGGCGGCCAGGGTGTCGGCGTCAACAAAACCCGGCGGCATCGCTGCGCGTGTCCTGGCCGCTGCTGCGAAAGCCCGCGGCGAAACAGATCCTCCAATGCCTGGCGGCATCGCGGGACAGATTGTGACTGCAGCTGCGAAAGCCAGGGGCGAAACTTCATCGGCGTCAGATCCGGCACTCGACTCAAGATCCAAACGGATCGCGGATCAAGTCATTCAGGCCGGGAAAAAGCGTCGAGGCGAAATCGATTAACTTTTTTAAACCTAAAACAGGAGTGATAAATATGGACCAATTGGAAAAACAGATCGAAGCGGCCCAGGCGGAAGTTCAACGCCTGGAAGGGCTAAAGGCGGAGGCACGTGGCCGCATCATCAGCGAACCAGATTCTGAAAGGCAATATGAGCGAGATTGTGCGACCGGTAATCAAAAGCTGATTAACGCGAGAGTGCGTGGTGAAACTGTTTCTGCGGACCAGTTCGACAAAGTTACAAAGGACGCACTTTTACAGAAACAACTGCGCAATTCGCGAAGCAACACTGCAGCGCAGGAGATCCGTGAGTACGGTACTGCGATTACTAAATTAGAAAAAGAAATCTCGACATTGCGCACGGAAGACCGGATCGCCAAGCGTGATGATTTTCCGGCTATCAATGCCGCTGACAACAAGCTGCGCATCGAGGTGCGAAAAGCATTGGATGACATAGAGGATAAGGACATCGCTGTCCGCCAGACACAAGTTGAAAATATAAAAGAGTACGGGACTGCCGTAGCGGAATCCGCCATGAAATTTTTCGATGAAAATCTCTTGCCGGAATTGCGTTCAAAAGTTTCAGCTCAGTCTGAACCGGATGCTTCGGTGGAAGGGACACGAACGTTCTCTCCCACTTCGAAAAATCAGCCGGACGTTATTTTTACGAAAATTGAACACAAGCTCAAGCCTGTCGCCGCATGGGCTTTCATTCTGGAAGAAGTTTTCGACGACCAAACAGTCAAGCGGACACTTCTCGATCTCCTGGCGGAACTGGGCAAGTTTTCGCAAATGGCGGTCAGGAACAAAAGTCTCACGGTTCCTGATTGGGCTTTCGGAGGGACGCCTGCTTATGGCTTATGGACTAAACCCGAACACGTCGAGCAAGTTCGGGCATTTCTCCGCGATAGCGGTTATTACGAGTGCATTTAAATTTATCAACTACGAAAGGACGCAAAATGAATTCCAAAATCGAAAATCTTGTATCAGAACTCAAAGATGGTGAAATTTATGCCGGCGCGATTACCTCTCCGGACGGAATCGAGAATCACATCGTTCTGCTTCCTAACCAGCATCAGTCGATAAATTACCCGGACGCTGTGATATGGGCCGCAAAAAAAGGGGGTTGCCTGCCGACGCAAGCCGAACTTAACCATATATTTTCTATGGCGCGAGCCGCAAAACGCCTTGGCAATACGTTCCACGACTTCGGGGATACTTTCTTCTTTTGGAGCTCCGATCAATACGCAGTTCACTCCGGGGGAGCTCCGTCAACGCTTCATTTGAGCGGACGATATCAGCCCGGCATTGAGGGGACTTACATTCGCGCTTGCGCGATCCGTAGAGTCGCGCTTTAGGCAACTGAGCCGAGATTGAGGGACGAGACCCATGGTTATTCACGAAAGCTCTGCCAGCGAATTGCACCTCGCCTTTGCACCACTTAGCGAGGTTGGCGATAAGCTGGCAGCCTCGATGCATTCAGATGGATCGGGCCGACAGTGCGGGATGTGCCGGAAGCCGTTTACCATCGCACGGAAACCTCGCGGGATCGCGCGAGTGACACACCAGGGCGCTGCCGGCGTGATGTGTTCAACCTGGCTGCTTTGCGGCCATTGCAAATACAAGGCGAGCGCAGCCGGCGGACAGATACCCGACTCGATGCTTGCCCGGGCACGCAAGTCATACAACGCTTACCACACGCTGCAAACTCAATCAGGGGGCCGTGCATGAGCGATTCCCTGTATCGATTCATCGACAGCATGCGCACGCATGGCCTAGGGATGCACAGCGGCGAGCTGGAGGCGGACGGACAGCTCCATCGGTACCGCGTCGATGGCGACCGATCCGGTACCCTGAACGGCTGGTACATCGCGCATCCGGGGGAGCCGATGTTTGGAACATTCGGCAGCTGGCGCACTGGACAGACACACAACTTTGCCTCTAAAAAACTGGAAGAGATGAGCGACGCTGACCGGCGCGCTCTAGCCGAGCGCAGATCGATCTCGCAATCCCTTCGCGACAAATATCGCAACGACCAGCATGCTTCGGCAGCCAAGCGAGCTGAGGCGATTTGGCAAATGTCCGGCAGCGTCGAGGTGCACGAATATCTTCGAACCAAGGGGGTGCGCCCTTATGGCATACGCCAGTTCAATGACCGCCTTGTGGTTCCGATGCGCGACGCTTCAGGGGTGTTGTGGAGCTTGCAGTTCATCTTCCCGGACGGGCGCAAGCGATTTTTGACCGGCGGGAAAAAACGGGGAAATTATTTCGCGATCGGCTTGCCGACGCACACTGTGTGCGTCTGCGAGGGATTTGCGACCGGCGGATCGATTTACGCGTCCACCGGACTCGCAACCGCGATCGCATTTGACGCCGGAAACCTGCAGCCGGTCGCGGAGGCACTGCGACGCAAATTTCCCAAGTTGAAAATAGTCATCGCCGCAGACAATGACGTCCACACACCTGGCAATCCCGGCGTTACAGCCGCCGTGAAAGCGGCCGCTGCCGTCGGTGGCCTGGTAGCCCTGCCAACCTTTGAGGCGGCCAACTGATGGCTTCCTCGGATATGAATGATCTACAAAAAGTCGCAGGCGCTGAAGCCGTTAAAACAATAATCGAGGCCGCTGTGCCGCCCGAATCAATCAGCAAAACTGACAAAAAGAAACCGCGCGCCCAATCATCCGGAGGATCTTCAACCGCATCATTCGACGCTGACGGCCGGCATGTTATCCGACACGACCAAGGGAAACTGCCGCAAATTACGGACGCACTGGGAGCGGCCCTCGCTGATGCCGATGACTTGAATTTATTCATCCATTCTGGACGACTTGTACGTGCGCACGCTGCATCGGACAAGAAGACTACAAACATACATCGTCCGAATGGTGCACTGATTTTGCATGATGTAGACTCAGCTCATCTGACAGAACTAGCCGGCCGCGCTTCCGTGCATGAGAAATTTGATCTGCGCACTGAGGCCTATCGCAAGATAGACTGTCCTCGTCGCGTTACAGAGGCTTACCTGGCGCGCGGGCATCATCCTGAGCTGCGCAAGCTCACCGGCTCAGTCGAGGCACCAATACTCACCCCGGAAGGGCAGCTGATCGACACGGCCGGCTATGATGCAGATACAGGACTGTTTCTCGCATTCGATGCGATTAACGGTTACCGCAGGCCAAAAAAGGAACTGTCTCAGGCTGCAGCAAAAAAGGCCGCAACCCGCCTTCTCGATTCGTTGGTAGCTTTTCCCTTTGTTGATGATAGTGACTGTTCCGCTGCTGTTGCGGGGATTATGACTGCCCTGGTGAGGCGCATTCTTCCTGCAGCGCCAATGTTTGCAATTACCGCCCCCACTGCCGGGACGGGAAAAACCCTTCTCGCGAATACTTTTCCGGTTATATCGACCGGGCGTTTTGCCAGCGTGCTAAGCCTGGGACACGATGAAGCGGAAAGCGAAAAGCGCATCGCCGGCGTACTTCTTGCCGGCGACAGCGCAATCCTGCTGGACAACATAGAACGGCCCCTGAGCGGCGATTTACTGTGCCAAGTACTCACGCAGCCCAGCGTTCGTCTGAGGCCGTTGGGTGGCTCAGGAATGGTGTCTGTGCCGACAAACAGCATGTTTCTTGCGACAGGAAATAATTTATCCATCTTGGGAGACCTGAAACGGCGCGTTGCGCTGATCCGTCTTGATGCCCGCGAAGAGCGGCCCGAACAGCGAAAATTTTCCAGAGATCACTTAGAGGATATTTTTAAAAATCGCGGCCAACTGATAACTGATGCCCTTTCAATCTCCTATGCTTACCAGTGCGCAGGATCACCAGCCGTTGAAGGCCTCTATCCGCTGGGTGGTTTTGAGCAGTGGGATGAGATGGTGCGCAGGCCTCTCGTGTGGTTGGGTTTGATAGACCCAATCCAAAGCTCCGAAAGCTTGCGCCAAAACGATCCAGATCTCGACGCCATGCGCCAGTTGTTTTCGTCCTGGCATGAAGCATTCGGCGATGCCCAGAAAACTGTTGCCGAAGTGGTCGCTGCCGGCGCGGACGGTTTTGCCGGCCTGAGCCTATCAGAGCAGGTGCGCTCCGAATTGCGCGATGCCCTGCAATTGGTTTGCGCCGAAAAACCCAACAGCCGCCGTCTTGGCTACTGGCTGCGCAAACATCGCGACCGCATTACAGAAGGCCTGCAGCTTTCTCAGGGCGGCTTAGATGGTGACAGTAGAGCTGCTAAATGGAGGATTTCTAAATGTCAGTAGACCGAGTGATCCGAGTGATACCGAGTGATCTTCCATCCCCCATGGAAAAAGTTGCAGAGAAAATAATATATGCAATAAATAGGGAAGCGACTGGAACATTACTCGGTATCACTCGGATCACTCGGTTCTTTGCCGGCGTGTCTGTGGTAGTGCAAACGTCTGCGCAGCTGCTTATGGCAGGCAAAGAGCAAGGGGCTTTGATTTGGAGCGGGTCCCTCTTGGGTACCAGTAACAGCGGGTCCTGTGACGCGCGAGAAAATTCTAGTGGCTGGACTTGTGGTGAGGTCAAATTTCAAGGTGAGGTAAAACTATGAGTGAAAAATATTTAAAAAAATCTGCTTTTGCTGCACAGCAGGGATGGAATCCAAGCTACGTAACCAAATTGAAAAATCAAGGTCGCCTGGTGTTTTGCATGGGCAACCCGAAGCTGATCGACGTTGATGCGACATTGGCCGAACTGCAGCGCACTGGTGATCCAGGCAAAGCAGCCCTGCGTCAGCATCATTCCGCTGCCCGTGTAGAGAAGCATGTCACCACCTTCATTAAATCAGATGCACCTTCCGACGATGAACCTCAAGCCGCTGCCGACCCAAAGTATTGGGACAACAAAACACGCCGGGAGGGCACGCTTGCAGACCTGGCTGCGCTGGAGCTCGCAAAAAAGAGTGGCGAGCTGGTTGAATTCAAGAGAGTCGAAGAGGCCGCCTTCGCAGCCGGCCGTCTGTTGCGAGATACGGTGCTAGGGTTACCGACCCGACTCGCGCCCGAGTTGGCAGCGATGAATGATACGTTCCAGATTGAAATCAGGATGCGCGATGAACTGCGCCAGATATTCAGTGACGTGGCGAAGATGGCGGTTGACGATCTCAAAAGGTTAATCGAGCAAACGCCTCCCACGCGCATGGTAGAGACGGAAGGGGATGAAAGAAACGCACTGCGTAGATAAGAAATCGCTAAGCCCACGATATGGGTTTCCATTATTGATGAGAAAGGAAACAAAATGCCACAAGATACAAATGATGACTTGAGTTTGATTCTACTTGACGCAGGAAGCGATGTGGCATTGCAACGCGGCGCATGGGAGGCTTCGCGGCGGGCGGGACGATCCTATCAACTGCGTATTACCACTGATAGTTGGCGCGACTCAGCCGGCGTTCTCTGGACGCCTAATACGCTTGTGCCGCTGGAATTGCTTTCGCTCCACATTGCAAGTGCCGAGTGGTTGATAAGTGAAGTGACCTTCAAGCGTGACGAGAGCGGAACGACTGCGGAACTGATCATCATGCCGGCAGCTGCCTTCAATGTAGAGCCGCTGCTGCTGTTTCCGTCGTTTCCAGATGTTAAGCCTGCTTAATTATTAAATTACGAAAGGAGTCATCATGTTTTTACCGGCGAAATATTTTAATACCTACATCGATCGCGATTCTGCGCTTGCCGAACTGCAGCTTCTCGAGAGCACATCATTACAGGATATCGATGAGGTGGACACAACCTCGGACATTCTCATCCTGAACGTTAAATGTGACTGCCAAGGCCTCGCGGTTCCATTGCTCTTTATCCTGCTGACGACTCCGGACGGAGAACAGGTGTTTCTGGCGTCAGGGAATCATCTATCATCAACTGCAGCCAGCGCAAAGATTGCGATTGTGGACGAGCTACTTCCGTCTTTTATCGAAGGAGAGTTCGAAGCTCCTGCAGTGATCTGCGTCTTTGAATTCACTTATGGAGGCAGCTATGTTCTCCATTGATTTCAAGGTTGATAATCGGCGAGTAGAAAAAGCCTTATCCCAGCTTGCATCCAACCTGCAGGATAAGGCGATCATGCGGGCTGTGAACAAAACCGCAGCTGCTGCAAAGACGGCAACGTCGCGCGAGATCCGTGCGCAGGGCTACAACATCAAGGCCGCAGCGATCAGCAAGAGCCTGCACATTCGACGTGCGACCAGGAACAATCTGGAGGCAGTTATTGAAGTAGCGGGTAAGCCCATCCCTCTTATCAATTATGGAGCTCGACAGGTCGGAAAAGGGGTCTCGGTACAGGTGAAGAACGGTCGCAAGATCATTCCTGGTGCTTTTATTGTGACAATGCCAAACGGGCATCGAGGCGTGTTTGTGCGTGTTGGACGCCTGCATAAAAAGGTGATGAAGAATGGTCGCCCTATTTGGTCCGGCCTGCCTATCAGGCAACTATGGGGCCCATCGATACCGACAGTCGTTGCGAACGAGGCTGTGCAGCATGCTATGGCGATAACTATCCGGAAAAAATATGCACGCCTGTTGGCGCATGAAATCAGATTTATTTTGCTCAGCTCGAGCAAATAATGCTGAGATCCATTTCATAGATTGTGCAGACGTCTGCGCTGCTCGTGTATCCAGAAGCGTATCCATTAACAGGTGTACCCACGCGTAACGCTCATGGATAAAGGCTTTCAAGCCGACAATTATCTTGTTTCCCATGCAAACGAAAAGAACTTTGGTTGTTGTCATTTAACGCTCAACTTTCAGATTGACCCAAGGAACCGCGACCCGATATTGAACATATCTAAAAGCGGCCAAAATCGCACAGCATATTTTTT